AGAATACACTTTTTTAGCAATTAAAGCATAATCCTGTGCTGTTACTGCTCTATACTGTGCAGAATAGAATCTTGGTGCATTATATTTGATGGATTCTAGTGATTCTGCTCCTGCACCTAATTGTGACTTATCTTTTACAGTTAAAACTGTTGATGCAGTTCCATAAGTGTTTCCAACGTTATCAACAATGCTTCCCATAAAGGAAAATGTTGTAATTTCATTTGCTTCGACTCCAGAAGTAACCAAATACTCTAAAAGTACGACTTCTCCATCTTTTAGTGCTCTTCCTGCAGTGTCATCACCAAATTTTACCTCATAACGCATATCTTCACCTTCACTAAGGAAGAATGCACGAGTAGTTGAAGTTAAATCGGTAATTGTATCAGTAAGACTGTATAAATCCGATGTTGTAGATGATTCGTTAGGTTTTACTCTAACAGAGAGAGTGGAAACGTCAGCATCCTCAGAAGGAATCTTATAAACCTGAGTTGCAAAGGTATTAACAACGTATTGGAAGGTAACTATACTACCTTCCATAACCATTACGTTGTCGAAAGTTGCAATACCTGTTGTTGCACTAACACTAGCAGTAATATCTTGTAAAATGTTAAAAATATAATTTCCACCAGTTGCAATAGCACCTTTTCTTAATGTTACACTACTAGGATATGCTCCTGCGGTCTGAGATGTTTGTACAACTAATTTTAAACATGCTCTGGATGAAGTAATTGAACGTGGGACGTAATTTAGAAGTTTTGCAACATTAACAACATTATCCCTAACAGTAGCAGAAGGCAAGAATGCTTCATTCATCGCCATATTTGCATTAAATGCTGAATAATATGAATTATATGCTAATGTGTCTATAAGATACGCTAATGAAGATCCATCAAAGTCATAATCTGTGAATTCATTACGAGTTCTCAGATAAGATTTGATCGAAGCTTTGATATCTTCAAAATCTAATGCTGTTAGGTTGTTTGGTTGCATTATTCAGGTCTCTGTAATACGAATTCTATGGTTTCTGTAATTGGGATTCCCACTATTCTATATGTCACAGTAACATGAAAAGAGTTTGATTGAAAAATCGCTTTAGTAATTACATTTTGTAAACGTACGCGAGGTTCAAACCGATTAATTGTATTTGCAATCTCTTGCTTTATTGCATCACCAGTAAAATCGTCTAAAGGTTCAAATAACAGTTGAGATACATTAGATCCTACAATGGGTTGAAATGGTTTTTCACCAGGTGCAGTCATAACTAAATTTTTAACTGCCTGTTTGATTGAGTTGTCGTTTTTAACAACAGCAACATCTTTAGTATTCGCATTTCGCACCATGCCAAGTGAGAGATCCGTAAATGCACGAGATTTCTTTTGACTTTTACCTGTTATCTTCTTTAACGCCATTTGATACGAGAAGTGCCCGTATTATTTAGCGTCTTTTTCAGATTTTTTTCTATTTGATCTATCAGAACGTGGATCAGTAATTAAATAACGACAATATTCGTTCCCATGATCATAAAAATGATCTGACATGTCTACAGGAACGTTTGCGTTTCGTTTACCGTCTACAATTCTATTTGCCTTGGCCACGATACCTCTTTTTTGCTTTGTTTGCTGACGTTGCAGCATACTTTGTATGCTTTCCGCGACCTTGTGCGGTTTTCTTTGGTCTACTTTCAATATTAGGTAGACCCATTGCATATCTTGTTGCCATAATTAAGCTCCTATGAATACATTTGGACTACAACCCGATACTAACGAATTGCACGGAAACGGTGTTGTGTTGTTTCCAAAAGGATCACCGAACCTGCCAGCTCGACGACCATTGATGAATACAGTCTTGCTAGTTGAGAATAATTTCCTAGCATGACCTGGTGCTGCTTCTCTACCACCCGAAGTTCCTACCGTACAGTGCCAAGCGGGAGAAGATGTAGTGTGAATACATACACCGTTAGGAAGTGGTTTAACAACCGTGTGAGAGTGAGAGGTAGGAGTAGGGTGAGTGATGAGAAGATCTTGATCAATAATAGGTATAATATTATTAACCATTACATCCCGCACCAAAAATGAGAAAGGTAATTGCGGATGCGGAGGCCAGGTAGTTGTGGCGTCCATCGCATTAACTGATCTGGGAGATACTCTTGAATCTAGAGGACCATGTGGGCAAGGAGAACCTTTCAATACTCCTCCACCAAGACCAGGATGATGTGATGATCCTGTTCCTGCTCCGTGTCCTGTGCAACTTCCTGAGAATAATGCACAACCTAATGCTCCTGATGCTGCCATTACGTTACTGTATAAGGGTTTCCATATTTTTCTGCTGCAAGACGCATATTCTGAGCACCTCTACCAAGTTCTTGGTAAACTTGTAAAGTTCCGCTACAACTCCACGGTTGACAACCAGGTCCAAGTAAACTAGACATTTGATAGGAAGTTACAATACTTTCACCATTACTACCTGTAGTTGTCCCACCTGTTGAAGGTGTAGGAGGATTACAAGTAAAATGTGTCGTACCCGAATTTACTGGTGTCATAGAAAGAGTAACATTCAAGTTCGCTCTAGTTGTAGGATCCGCACGATATTGCGTCATCATATATTTAGTTCCCGTGGATGCCTCTGGAAGATTGATAAAAGGACCTTGAACAGTTTCAATTTTGTTTTCTTTGTAATTAGTATACTCTGGAATCGCTTTTTGAGTCATTTCATCCATTACAGTTTCTTTTGTTTCTGATCTAAGTTCTTTATCCTCTCTTAAAAGAGTTTTTAAAGAGTCATCAAGGTCAGAATCATCCATAAAATTCAAATTATACGAAGAAACTTGATTTGTATCGCGGATAGGTTGTAATTTACTAGCAGAATACAGTGATTGACCTCTTGCTTGGACTCTTCTACGGTCAGGATCTAGTTTTATAGTGATTGTATTACCCTGTGTTGTTGTAGTTGCTTGTGTATCAGTCTCAAAAATGGCATCTAGAGTCGCAAAATCCTCTTGTGAGAGTTTAGGAGCGTTAGGAACATTAATTAATTGACGTTTTTGCTCATTTTCAGTAAGAACTGCTCTAATTTCTGCATCTGTAAGACCTAATTGTATCAAATTTTGATATGCTTGAGGATTATCTGTCGCAAATGAGTCTATATCGACCATAGGACTACCTGCTGTAGGTAAATTATTCAAAATTTCGGTAATTCTGACTCTAGAATCGTTAGGTACGTAATTATCATCGGGATAAATTTCATCAGTGCGAGTAGTTTTCTTGTAAACATTGCGAATCCATGCTCTTGGAGCGTTGCCCGCGTCATATCCGCTACCTGCATTTGTAATTTCGACCGCAGTAAGGACTCCATTCGAGAATGTACCCTCAATTTCCGCGTTTTTACCACTTTCAATTAGAGGTGCAGTGACAACAAGGTCAGGTTCTTCCCCTAAAGTGTTCATTCCAGTCCCTCCATCGACAATTGTAGCACCTGTTACGCGACCATTTGTGATTGTAAGCGTTATATCAGGTTGTTTTACTGTATTATAGATGTCTGGTGCGTCACCATCTACGTCCGCAGTAAGAAATTGCATGGATTTTTCGATAAATTCATACTTTCCAATCAAGATTGCGCGGTCGGGAATGCCTTTTCCTGCTATTGTGGTAATTTGGTGCGCCCTATTTGACGTATATTGAGTATCTTTTGCAAAATTATTGCCACTTCCGTCTAAGTATGCGACATGATACTCAAAGTTTTCTGTATCTGTGTGGAAAACGCGGGTAATGGTATGTCCGTTGATAGTATCATTCGCTCTTAATAGGTCAAAACCCGATGAACTACCTACTGAATTGATTTGTCCTACTGTTTTTATCCTAAGTTGTATTTGAAATGTAGTTGTGCTTCCATTTGTATGAGTATGTGAATAGGATATCTCGAATGTATCACCTACTGAATATCCTGATCCATTACTCATGACCTCCGCTAGTTCCCAATTAGTTCCATTAATGGTGCCATTATCAAGAAGATTAGGTTCAATACGAAACTTTACCCTAAGTCCTGTTGTTGAATTATTGTTATAGTTAGGAGAACCAGAGGTCATCTGTGCTCCATTTAAGTCATATATCTCAAAATCCTCGAAACCTGCTTCACCATCAACTACCCAGTTGTTATTTGCAGTGGAAAGGAATGGCGTACCTTGTAATTGGTTCTCATTCCATATATCAGTAAAGGTAGATGAACCCATTTCTGCTATCTCAAAGTCCAACGCTCCGTTCGGCACCTGTGTGGATAGCGCATCGTATTTAAAAGCAATCTTGTTAGATGTGGTTCCAAACCCGAATAGAGTTGGATGAGGGCAGTCGGGATCGCCCGTATAATCTATTGGTGCAGTATATCTAAGATCTGTGGTCGCTGCGGTGCAGGTAAATGAACTCGTGCAAGGGAAACAATTAGATGAAGTGGTTTGATTATCACCACCATACCCAGAACCAGACCCACCACTCGTAGTTCGGATCTCATCTTCAATATAATACGCAGGAGTTCCTACATGACCCGCTTTAACCGACGTATCATATAAGTATGAAAAGAATACATCTGAGTAAGCAAAGTCAAAAGAAAGTTCTGAAGGAGTATAATCAAAGGTTAATCGACAAGTTTTATTATTAACACAATCATGGTTCTTAAATATCTTACCACATGCACCACTTGTTTGAAAATATGATTGATCACTATCACGACACACTTCAGTCTGATTATACATGACGAAGTTATGGTCTCTATTTGGTATGTAATATTGAGTATTATCTCGAATCGTTGCAGTAGGATATTCACTGTAAGTTATCGATACCTGTCCTGTTGCCTCAGGATCGTACGCATAACAGTGATTATCGTTAAGGGAATTAGAGTTACAGATAGGATTCTGTCCTCTAGCAGTGATTTTACATCCCATGTTCTAATTTCTTAAGACGTTTATATATCAGGTCGTAGTTACCCTTAATATTTAGATAGTCTTCTTCACCATCTGGTTTGTAATAAGTTTTATCTGGGGTTGGCATTTCGGAAACATATGTCTCTAGTGTCTCTAATCGCTTTCCTAAGGCAACTAGACAGTCATTAATAGCATTCAACGCTGTAGAAATCTCTTGTTGATCTTGTTCAGTCATTCACTTTCTTCAAAATAAAACTTGTGCCATCGTCACTTAGTTCATACTGCACTTCTGTTCCTCCGTTCCAACCCATCTCTTGACACAATTCGTAGGGGATAGTGAGTAGTAAGTCTCCGTAATCATCTTCCTCTAGTATTTGTGTGAATCTATGGGACATAATTTTCATCTATAGTCTATTATTCGGTGGATATGTAGAGGGGTGATTCCTTTTCCAATCCATCCATAGTGTATATAGTGAATCCTTATTCTTTACATTGTAGATAGATGCAGCATGATCTGCACATTCATACATTCTATTATCTAAACAACCTTCCATTCTAATTAACTGTTCTATTGCCCATACTCTCTTCTCTTGTCTATCACTGTAATCATTGTTTGTTTTTAGATCGTCCTCTAGGGGCATTTTTATTCTCCAAAATTTTTTTAATACTGATGTAAATGAAATTATGAATAATATATCAAGTGCTCTGGGGAACCTTTGTAGGTTAGGGTAGTGGCCGTTTTTATATATGACGGAACCCGTATAACTG